GGCGATTTAAGGCAAAAGAGGATAAACTTGCGAAACTTAACAAAGATGGATGGGACTAATGAATCCAAATGACTCAAAAGAACGTGCTCGCCTGATGAAGGCAATTGAGCTGTCAACAAGAGCCCTGCGTCCGTTTCGCCGGAAGCGGGAGAGCCTTGTCAAGGATTATGTGGGTTCTCACTATGGTGATGGCGGCCCCAGCCGGGAAGTCATCATGAACTTGATGTTTCAGACGGCAGAGACCTATGCCCAGTCCTTGGCCGCCAACCGGCCAAGGACACTGATTACTGCCCACAAACCGCAGCTAACTTGGTTTGCAAATCACTTTCAGCTAGCTCTCAACAGTCTGATAAAAGAGATCCACCTTGAAGAGGTACTTCGTAGTGCGGTGATGGACGCTTTCTTCGCTATCGGAATTGTCAAGGTCTACAACGCCGATGCTGGTCTTGTTGAACTTGAGGGTGAAGATGAGTGGGTAGATCCGGGCAAGCCGTTTGCAGAGAACATTAGTCTTGACGACTTCGTTTACGATGTGCAAGCCGCCTCTTGGCGCAAGGTGAAGTTTGCCCTCAACAAGTATCGCATGAGCTACGAGAAGATGCGTGAGGACATTGCCTTTGATAACAAGATAACAAAGGAACTCCAGCCAAGCAGCAAGTTCTCTGACTGGGAAGGGGAGGACAGCAACACTGGTGTGAAGAACATGCTCCGTCCAGAGGGAGACCCTGACGAGTACG